GATACAACGTCCCAAGAGACTAGCCTGGGACGCGATAACAACACGGGAAGGTTCCTGAAAGGCATTAGCGGTAACCCAAATGGACGCCCAAAGGGCTCCAAAAACAAGGTTACCATGCTGAAATTGATGGTTGAGGAGGCGGTCCGGGAGGATAACGCCGACAAAATGCTCCAAGTAGCCAATCTGATCGTAAATCAGGCACTTGAGGGCGACAAGGACAGCCAAAAGCTGGTCTGGGCGTCAATTATGTCTAAAAGCGCCGCTGATAACAGCGTTGCGGGCAAGGAAAGCGTCCAGATTAACATTTCCACCACCGATTCCGCCCCCAAAAAGGCGGAAATCATCGACGTAGAAAGCGAGGATATACAAGATGGCTAACATGAACCAGTGCAGTGACAGCGCCCAGAAGGGTCCGGGCGTTAAGCCGAAGAACAGCATGGGCTCCAAGCCCTACAAGGCTGGCAAAGGCATGGCAAGCCCCGTTAAGGGCGGTGCCGCGGGCGGTTCCAAGCCCCAGGGCTACTAAAGGTGGCCTACGGTGCCCGTCCGCAAGGTAAAAAACGGATGGAAGGTCGAAAACGTACCAACCGTCCACAAAACCCGAGCCGCCGCCGAAAGGCAGCTAAAAGCTATTAAAGCTAACCAAGCTAAAAGGAAGCGATGATGGAGTTCAGCGGATTCGATCTCTTTGCAGTGTTTGAGGCGTTCCTTATCGTCGCCTCCTTTGTGGTTGCCCTTACGCCCACCGATGCGGATAACAGCGTGCTTGATCGCATCAAGAACGTCTACAAGACCATCACGAAGCGTAAGGTCTAAGCCGGTTAATCTGTGAACATAAGTTTACACAAGCACCAGCTTGGGACTTTTGAAGACCCCAGCCGCTTTAAGGTCGTGGCGGCGGGTCGTCGTTTCGGAAAGTCGTATCTTGCAGCCGTGACACTGTTTGTAGAAGCGGCAAAGAACACAAAAGTACGAAGCGACGGCGTAGAAGTCGACCTTGCGCTAGAAGAAGTGTATTACGTTGCTCCGACGTATGAGCAAGGCAAAAAGATCCTCTGGCCGCTCCTGAAAGAGCTAGGGTCAGAGCTCATTGCTCAGAAATACGAGAACCAAGGCGTCCTCACGCTGGTCAACGGTCGACGCATCTCTATCAAGGGTGCAGACCGTCCCGACAGCTTGCGTGGGGTCGGCCTTAGCTACGTCGTAATGGACGAGTACGCCTTTATGAAGGAAGAGGTGTGGCAGATGATTATCCGCCCCGCCCTCGCCCGAGCAGAAGGCGGAGCGTTGTTCATCGGTACGCCGGACGGCAAGAATCACTTCTACGAGCTTTGGGCTCACGCCATGCAGACGGAGGACGACTCCTGGCGTGCCTGGACCTTCAAGTCCATGGATAACCCGTTCCTGCCCGCGCAGGAAATTACCATGATGGCTGAGAATATGTCGGAAGAGCGTTTCCGGCAGGAAATCGAAGCCTCCTTTGAGTCCGGTGGGGGCATTGTCCTTACCCGGGATATGTTTGAAGTAGTGGACAAGGTTCCCTATCCGGGGGACTACTACGTAGCAATCGACCTTGCCGGTTTCAGTAAAACCGAGGGAGGTCGGAAAGTGAAGAAGCTCGACGATCACGCCATCGCAGTAGTGCTTAACCATGCTGGCGGATGGTGTATCGCTGATCTTATTTACGGTCAGTGGGACGTTAGAGAAACCGCGCTTCGGATCGTAAAGGCGTATCGAGACTACAAGCCCTTGAAGCTAGGCGTAGAGAAGGGCATGGCAAAGAACGCCGTCACCCCGTACATCGAGGACGAGATGAACCGCCTCGGGGTGTACTTTCCGATCTGGGAATTGTCACACGGAAACCAGCGCAAGACCGACCGTATCGCTTGGGCCTTACAGGGCCGGGCGGAGAAAGGTCGCATCAGCCTGCTGAAGGCTCCGTGGAACAGAGACTTCCTGGACCAGTGCGTTGATTTTCCGTCCCCTTTATCTCACGACGACCTTATCGACGCGGTGTCGTACGTGGATCAAATGGCGGAACCATGGTTCGACGGCTTTGATGTCGAAGACGAGTGGGAGCCAATGGACCTCGAGGCAGGCTACTAAGGAGCTAAGGCGTGGCTATAGGAAATCAATTCGGGGAAACCAACAACCCGAACGACGCTCGCCAGGAGTACGATGGCTTCTCCGGCCTAGCTGAGTTTATTCTGATGAAGGTGGACCACGCACGGGACGTGCGCGACACCAAGTACGGTACACGCTGGGACGAGTACACCCGCCTTTGGCGTGGGTTCTTCACGGACAAAGACAAGAACACGGACAGCGAGCGCAGCCGCCTTATCGCCCCCGCCCTGTCCCAGGCAATCGAGATGACCGTCAGCGAGATTGAGGAAGCTATCTTCTCTCGCAAGGCGTGGTTTGATGTCACCGATGACATTGCAGACCAGAACAAGGACGATGCGGTTATGTACCGCAACCAGCTCCTTGAGGACTTCCACCTGGATGGCGTACAGCGCTCTATCAGCGACGCTATCCTTATGGGGGCTATCTATGGGACGGGGATCGCCAAGATCAACGTCACCAAGAAGACTGAGCTACAGGCTGGTCCCACGGGGGAACCCGTGGAGATGGAGCGTATCTCCGTACCCGTGGAAGCGGTACGGCCTGACCAGTTCCTGATCGACCCGGCATCCACGAACATTGAGGAAGCTCTGTTCGTTGCCCACGAAGTTATCAAGCCGATGCATACCATTCGGGAGAAGCAGCGGCAGAAGATTTACCGGAAAGGCGAGCTATCGCCCTACACGGGCTCGCGCCCGGACACGGACGGCACGGGGGCTACGGCCAACGTAGACCTCCGGGACAGCTCCGTAAAGATCATTGAGTACGCAGGTCGCGTACCTGCTGTATTCCTTCCCGACGCCGCTGGGAGCGGCATGGTAGAAGCGCTTGTAACGCTTACGGAAGACGGATTCGTACTACGTGCGGTAGAGAACCCCTACCGTATGAAAGACCGGCCCTACGTCGCGTATCAGCACGACAGTGTGCCGGGAGAGTTTTGGGGCCGAGGAGTAGCCGAGAAGGGCTATAACCCGCAGAAGGCCCTTGATGCGGAGCTACGGGCTCGTATCGACGCCCTAGCTTTGATGTCTGCCCCGATGATGGGTGCAGACGTATCACGGCTACCGCGCAACGCAGACTTCCGGGTACGTCCCGGGAAGACGGTGTTTACCCGCGGACGCCCGAGCGAGATCCTGGAGCCGATCCAGTTCGGTAATCCCTCGATCCTTGCTAACACCTTCCAGCACACGGGTGATCTGGAGCGGATGATCCAAATGGGAACCGGGGCGATGGACTCGGCAACCCCCGTTGGTGTCAACGCACGGAACAGCACCGCGTCAGGTATCAGTCAGCTACAAGCTGGCTTCATCAAGCGCTCCAAGCGCACGATGCAAAACATTGAGCGCCAGTTCCTTGGACCGTTGGTCCGCAAGAGCTTGTGGCGCTATATGCAATACGACCCGGAGCGTTATCCGGTGGATATGAAGTTCCGCATCGACTCCGCCATGGGGATCATGGCGAAGGAAGTCGAGAACTCCAACTTGACCAATATGCTTGGTTACATTCCACCCAACTCTCCTGCGCACATGTTGGTTGTGCGAGCCATCTTTGAAAACAGTTCCTCCGCTAACAAGGAAGAGCTGATGACCGCAATTCGTCAGATGTCCCAAGGCCCGACGCCTGAGCAACAGCAGATGCAGCAGCAGATGCAAGAGCTGCAACAGCGGATGCTGATGCTTGAGATGCAAGCGAAAGAGCTTGAGAACGCCAAGGCGCAAGCAGAGATCGCCAAGCTCCAGGCAGAGACCCGGTACACCCTGACGAAGGACGATCTGGAAGACGATAAGGTCCAGATCAATGCGTCAAACGCGGCAGTAGCAGCACAACGTGTGCGGGTACAGTCGCAGATGGCCGACACCCAAAGGCAGGAGGCAATGAACCGTGGAACAGGACCACAAGGTACTGGCGGAGCTTAAAGAAATGCAGCGGCTCTTTGAGGAGCCCGCGTGGCGACTTGTAGTAGGGCAGCTAGAACAATCGGTTGAAGAGCTAAAAGAGGCTGTGTTGTTTTCCAAGGATTGGGGAGAGACGCAGTTTCTGAAAGGTCGCATAGAGCAGTGCCGCATGGTGGCTAATTTAGAAGCCTTGGTTGAAAACAGCCTAGCCATGATGGAAGAGGATGCTCTAGGAGGCGGCGATGCTCCGAATGTATGACTATCACTGCCCTCATTGTGATCGCTTCTTTGAAGCGCTTGCAGAAGTAACAGAACGGCATTTCCACCACTGTCACAAGTGTGATGGGACTGCCAGCTTAGTGATTCGCTCTGTACCGATGCTGGACCCTCGGATGGGCGTAGACAAGGACTTCCCGACCATGGCTAAGCGCTGGGACGAGAAGCACAAGAAACTTGCCTACGGCCAGATGAAAGACAGCAATAACACCCGATACGGGACGAATACGGACTACGAGCGCGAGGCGTTCTACAAGCGCCGAGAGCTTGAGAAGTAAACGGTCGGACAATCCGAGACCTCGGGACCGACCTTATCTACGCGGGTAATCCACACGGCCCCGCTAACTTGAAAGAGGAGTCGGCACTTATGCCACTGAAGTACGAAGATTACGCACGGAAGCAAGAGGACGAGTTAGAGACTGAAATCCAAGAGGCATCGGAGAACTCGGAGAGCCGCCAAGCGGACAACTCTATTGAGATTCCTGAACGCTTCAAGGATAAGTCCGTTGAGGACGTTATCAAGTCTTACACTGAGCTTGAGAAAGCCTATAGTCGCCAAGGAAACGACCTGGGTGAGTACCGTAAGCTCACGGAACAACTCCTTTCGCTGGAATCCGCAGGCGGATCTAAACAACCCGAACAGACCCAAAGCGAAGACATCTCGATTGACGCCCTTTACGATGACCCGAAAGGGACTATTGAGAAAGTCGTCTCGCAACGTGTAAGTGGTTTGGAACAGCAATTCCAGCAAGAGCGGTTTAACGACCGTCTTGCTCAGCTAAGCCAGAAGTACGATGGCTGGCAAGAAGAGGTTCGCAGTCCCGAGTTCACCAACTGGGTGCAGGAGTGGGCAAACACGCCCGTTCGACAACGCCTGGTGATGGCTGGGGACCAAGGGGACCTTGACGCTGCGGAGGAAGTTCTTCTCTCCTACTACGAGAAGAAACAGATGGCGCAGCAAGCCCAGAAATCGCAACGGAAGGCACAGCGCGATGCTGATTTAGCTAAGGGAACGCTGGAAAGTGGTAGTC